TAATAATGTTTATCATACACCTCAAGCTTATCTAGCTAATATGTTCAATAATTGGCGTGGAGATATTATTGTGCGAATTAAAGTAGTTTGTACTAAATTTCACAAAGGTCGTCTGAAAATATCATATGATCCTCGTGGTAATATTACAACTACTGATGCGCCTGAAAATAGTGTCTACACTGAAATTATTGATATTGGTGAAAATGATGATATAGAAGTTCGTATTCCATATCATCAAGATTTAGCTTGGTTAAAAGTTGATAAAACATTACAAACTAATTGGTCACCAGGTAATAATTTACCTAGTCGGATAGGTATAGATAATGGTTTATTGACCATTCGTGTATTGACATCATTAACTGCACCTACAAGTGGTACTGTTAATTTGTTGTTCTTTGTACGAGGTGGTGAAAACCTTGAATATGCTAATCCATCTGGTGTTATTGGACCTACCACTAGTGGTACTCGTCCATCATTTTTCCAACTGCAAGCTGAAGATAAAACAGATGTTGTGTCTAAAGTTTTTACAATGGGAACTCCCACAATCAATCTCCCTGAGCGTTATGCTCTAAATTTTGGAGAGAATGTGGGTTCATTGAGGAATATATTGCATCGTGCTGTTACTGTAGATACAGTTCCGTTAACTGAAACTACAACTACAAATCAGTATACGTTTTATGGTAAAATATATAAACGTATGCCTTATACTCCTGGTTATGTCGCTACAATACCAACATTAGCTAATAATGTTGTTGCTGCTAGTGGTACATCACCATATGCGTTTAACACGCTTCATCCTATTCCTTATATTACATCAATGTATATAGGGTATAGAGGTAGCACTAATATCTATGTTACACCTTCTACTGATAAGTATGGGTTTTTTGATGATAATAGAGTTACCAGAATTACTGATACTGATAATATTAATACAGCGAGTTTGCGATTAGGTACAGCTTATGGAGCTATTCCTTTCTCGTCTACATTATCAACTCAGGTTTTCCAACTCAACATGCGTAGTTTTACGCGTGATGGGATGGGTGGATTAGCGATTGATTCTAACAGAACAAATGCTAGTTTAACATTTAATTTTCCAGATTATAATAATAGGAATTTTGCTTTTGCAGATCCTGCTAATTATCTTTTGGGAAATGCCAATGATGG